GCCCAAAAGCACTACAATCTTGATAAGTCATTGATTTATATGAATAAAATGACGAAAAAAAAGGCTACAATTGTAGGTCATTGTAGCTTTTTTGCAAATAAGCTAGTAAAATCAAGGGTCATTTTTCCTACAATTTTCCTACAATTTGAACTCTCTAGCCGTCTGGTCGTACCTTTTTTGTTTTTGAATAGAATTTAAATAGGGTATAAAAAAGTTCTTATGAAGAAATTCCCATTTGAACTATATAAAATATCCTGGGAAGACATATGTTCAGATTCAGGTTGGGCTACAGATCTTGAATTTAATAGAATGGATGTAAGTCATTGTATTTCAATTGGTTTTATTTATCGCAAAACTAAAGATTATGTTTGGATATTTTCTAGCTATGAGATAGACAACTTGGGCGAAATTACATTCGGCGATAGGACTGTAATACCCGCAAACAACATCAAAAAAATGGAAAAGATCAATGGCTAAAAAGAAAAAGTCAGAAACTATCCAAGATATAATGGATAGAATCCAAGAAGATATTGATATCCTTAGAGATAAGGCTCAAGATCTAGAAGACAATCAGTGTGAGTGTGATTCATCTGAAGATGGACCAGAAGACTGGTCAGATGATGAAGACGAAGAAGACGAAGAATAGTCTACTAAAATCTTTTCTTTATTTGAAGGTGGTTGAGGTTTCCCCAGGCGAATATCTAATTGCTTTTGTTTCACGTCAGCTTTGATTTCGTCAACTTCAACTCCTTCAAGTATTGGTGAGTATTGATCTAAAACTTCTGCAAGTCTCTTGTCTAATTCTTCCTCTGATAAATCTTCTAATTTACCTGTTCTAATAATCTTTTGTTCAACGTAAAGACCAGCAGCTTTACCTCTAGCAACTTCTGCATTGACTGCAGCACTCCAGGCTTTTGATTCTCTAGCATTATCTCTAAGCTTTGCAAGTTCCGAGATATGTCTTTCAAAGGTCACGTCATATTTCTTTTGATACTCTGTTCTTAATTCTCCAATGTATTGAACCACTAATGGATATAATTTTGGGTTCTGTAATTCTGATGCAGTAACTACTGCTCTATCTTTTGAATAACCTGCTTCAATAGCACACTCTGTTCCGGTTTTTCTACCTTCATTTGTGACTAACTCATAAGCAAATTTAATTTGCATTTCTGTTAATTTCTTTGGTAAACTCATGGGTTGACTGCTACCGTAATATGTCGTATAAGTCAATTGTTATTCCGAATAACACTTATGGGGTCGGCTTACGACATAGGTTAAACTTCATTCCCTATTGATACTGGGCCCCATTTAAAATTATGATAAATGGACAAACACTAGCTTCAGTTTTAGATAAATTAATTACAAAGTCAGAAGTTGCAAAGAACGCACGCATTCAAGTTCAAATGCCTAATGGTGATTTACATGACATCGCAGAAATAAAACTAATGGAAAATATGTTGATTGGTCCATTTGAAACTCATAGACTGGTGTTAGTTACTGAACCACAGAAGCATAAAATGTCTAAAGTAGTTCGCTCATCACAAGTGGTTTGATTACGGCGAATTCTATATGAAACCAGAGTCAAAATTTTGGCTTGAAGTTAAAAAAAATATCAAAGAAATTTCTTTCACAAGGCTTGAATCTTGGGCTTCAGCTGGCGTTCCAGATCTATTGTGCTGCAATAAAAATGGCAAGTTCTTCATGGTGGAGCTTAAAGTAACCAAAGGTAATTTTATAAAATTTTCACCGCACCAAATTGCCTTCCATATAAGACATCCGCACAATACTTTTATCTTAAAAAAGGCCCTCGGTCCTTGTGCCATAAAACTTTATAGAGGATCCGATATCATGAAACTTGTGGGCCGTGAGCCATGTGCCCCGATTGCTGACTCCTGGGCCAAGGTTCAGGAAACCTTTGTCAATGTGACATAACGTCGCACCCCTATATGTAGTGTGTTGTATTTTTGTCACACTAAACACTTGTGGGCGGGTCCCACCCAGAGAAAAAAAACATTGCTTGCTTGCGCCTTGTCGCTTGGTGCCTGCTGCCTGTGCCTGCTTGCGTCTTTTAATTTTTAGTTTTTATTTTTTCGGGAAATTCTCTAGCCCCCAGGAAGGGGGCTAGGTTTACAACGTTAGGAAGCTTTTGAAAATTTGTCTGCCAGGTCTATTCTACCTTGTACCAACAGAAGGTATTCACCCCCGCTGCTGCCGTGGGGCTCTCTCCATACTTCGAAGAAATCCCCATCCTTTTCCCGTCTTAAACGGGTTACTATCTTACCCTGCCAACTCTGCGCCTCAACTCTCAGTGAGTGATGCGCTCTTGCTGTAGGTTGAGTCTTTCTTGCAGACTCAGATATCCTTCCATAAAAATGACTCATTCTATCACCTCCTCTACACCTTCAACTGAACAATCAAGACGGTCTTCTTTAACAACATCGTCTTCACTCCAGTAGCCCTGCTTAACTTTTTCTACAGCAGCTTCTTCATTGTCTGCTTCTACCTTGATCCATTTGGCAAGGCTTTCAGACATAACTACTTCGTATGTTTTCATGTTTCTTTCTCCTTCGTTAGTGAATGCATCCAGGCCTAGTTCCGAACACCTTTGCGAGTGTTATGCGATATCCTGGTTCTGCCTTATAATTTTTCAAAGCTACCAGCTGCATTCGATTCGTATTATATCCTACAATCTCCCATCTTGTCAACTCTAATCTTGCGCCTTGTTGCCTGTTCCTTGATTCATGGCCCGTGCAACCTGAGGTTATGTCAATGCGACATATTGTCGCACCCCACTAAACACTTGTGGGCGGGTCCCACCCGTGAAAATAAAAAAAATTAGAGCTTGCTTGCTTGCGCCTTATAATTTTTAGTTTTTATTGGAGTTGTGGCGCCCTTACGGGCGCCGTTAGAATTATACTTCGTTAACTTCTTCAATCACAGGTGGAAGGTAGTATTCCCATTCCACTTCCTTGTCTGGACGATTCCAGTCCTCCTTGTTGGCCAAGGCAATTTCCTTGGCTTCCTCTGGACTGTCAGCCTCCACCTCATAGAACATATAGTCCTTGTAGTAGGCTACAATGGAGTAAGTTTTTTTAGCCATTATTTTTCCTTTCGTTAAAAGCAACCCACTCCAGTGGTCCAATATAAAAAAATATACTGGCTGCACTGGTGGGATCAAGGGGCATCCTACGGATGCAAACTCCAATGGAGCATCGACCCTTTTTACAATAACATATTATCCTACATTTAAAATAATAGCAATGCGACATATTGTCGCAGGTGCCTAAACCCCTGTGGGCGGGTCCCACCCTTAAAAAAAAGCGCTTAAAAAATTTAAACTGTAAGTTGTAGGGCTGATACTTTGCTCGTATAGGTTGAGTATGTCTACCCCGTTGCGATGTACCAGCCCTTAATAATCTCGATCATAATGCATTGATCTGAACTCTGCAGATATTCCCAAGTGATGAGATCAAATATAACTATATATTAATTAAATATTAATGTACATGCGACATAGTGTCGCACCCCACTAAACACTTGTGGGCGGGTCCCACCCGGAGAAAAAAAATAAAAATAATTAATTTAGAGCTTGACAATATAGGATAGTGTAGGATATAATACCCGGACAACAACAACGAAAGGAAAACAAATGAGACCAATAAGAAAACAAGAACTTGAGTATTTAGATCGACTTATAAATAACAAGTTCCAAGAAAAGCAAAGCGCTATACGTTCACAGTGCGAACTTGAAGTTCAAAAACAATTAGAAAAGGACTTCAATAAATTTGTAGCAACTTTAAAACTTGATAAACTTATTAAAGAAGCTGAACAAGCTGAAAAGGAATATCTTGATTTTAAAGCAAGTAAAGATATGAAAGAGACTGCTCTTAGTGTTAATGCTAATAAGAAAAAACAAGCATTAAAAGATAAGTTCAATCATTGGAACGAGATAAGACAATGGCACTTATCATCTAGATCGGATAATGATTTAGATTGTATTATGTCCACAATAAAATCAGCTTGTCGAGTAGAACTTGAAGAAAAATATAAGAACTCTGAAAAGGGCAAGTTCTTTAAATACCTTGAGAACGGTATTGAGGACGCAAAGAATATTCTATATTCTGGCTTGTCCATTGAGGACGTTTGGAAAAATTTAGATGACGTTTTCAATAAAGCACAAATCGAGGTGCGTGTGCCTAAGTCCTTTACACAAATTGCTAAATAATTCTTTTCGTTAAAGAATAACAACGCCCGGAGTTCCGGGCGTTGTTCTTAAGATTATTCTTCAGAGACTACTTCTAAATCGTCAAGTGAGTTGTCAGTTCCAGTCATGTAGTTTGCTTGGAACTCACACTCTTGGACTGGCGTTCCTGTGTCCTGCGCCATGGCACAGGAAACAGTTTCATTTAAATTAATATCTATGTCCATATTAATTCCTAACTTTAAGACTGTCAGCAACCATTGACGCCTTAACTTTAGCCCAGTGAGTAATAAACTTATGTCTCGATTCATTACCCACGTTTGTTTTATAATTGATATGGTCAGTTATAAACTTCTTAATAACTTCCCACTCAAGTTCTTCTCTAAACAATTTAACATTTATTTCTTTTAGAAATTTAACTCTAAAAAGAACTTCATCTAAATTCTTTTCAGTAATTTCTCTAAGCTGTAGTGTCATCATTGTCCAAGCTAACTGACTAGCGTTCTCATGTTGTTCATCAGTGAACTTATCTATACCAGCTACTTCAGTATAGTTGTACTCTAGTGCCATGTTATTACCTTTCTGTTTCGTTAAATTAAAACCAGATTATCAAATGAAATAAATAGTTAAACAAAATAATGCACTCGATTTGTGTGTGGATAGTTTTGCATACTATTAGTAGTGGTGGCTAACTAACTTTATAGTTGTACTACACTAAACACCTGTGGGCGGGGCCCACCGGAAGAAATAAAAAAAACACTAAACACCTGTGGGCGGGTCCCACCCGGAGAAAGAGAGAGAGGTCCCAAAGGGTTGGCAAATACCTTTTAAGCAAGGAGGGGGGAGAGGGTAAAACAAAAAAAGGGGTCCCAGAGTTTACCCTTTAGTGCTGGATTTACACCCCCGGGTAGGGTATAAAGTTTTTAAGGTACCATAATTAACATTATGCTTGATATAGAAAAAATAAAAAATTTAAATAGGATAGCTGACCCTAAAGTAAGAAAGGAAACAAAATTAAATGTTTTGTATCGTATAGAGAAGGCTAGAAAAAATAATATAAAAAATAGTTTTTTAGATTTTGTAAAATATATTTGGCCAGATTTTATTGAAGGGTTTCATCATAAAGAAATTGCAGATAAATTTAATAGATTAAAAACTGGTGAATTAAAAAGATTAATTATTAATATGCCACCAAGGCATACTAAATCAGAATTTGCTTCTTATTTTTTACCTGCATGGATGATCGGTAATAATCCTAAATTAAAAATTATTCAAGCAACCCATACTGCAGAACTTGCAATTAGATTCGGACGTAAAGCTAAGAACTTAATTGATTCAGCTGAGTATAGAGAAATATTTGATACAAGATTACAAGAAGATTCTAAAGCTGCTGGACGTTGGGAAACCGATCAAGGTGGTGAATACTTTGCTGTCGGTGTCCAGGGTGCGGTGACCGGTAGAGGTGCTGATTTGTTAATCATCGATGATCCACATTCAGAGCAAGATGTAAATTCACCCACAGCTTTTGATAAAGCATACGAATGGTATACTTCAGGACCACGTCAACGTTTGCAGCCTGGCGGACGTATTGTTTTAGTTATGACTAGATGGTCAACAAAAGATTTAACAGCACAATTAATCAAGGCTCAAGCAGCAGAAGAAAAAGCAGATCAATGGGAAGTGGTAGAGTTTCCAGCGATCATGCCAAGTGGTAAACCTTGCTGGCCAGAATATTGGAAGTTAGAAGATTTGTTAGCCGTTAAAGCTTCAGCTGGTATTTCAAAATGGAATGCTCAATATATGCAAGATCCAACTGCAGAAGAAGGAGCTATTATTAAACGTGAGTGGTGGAGAGATTGGACTGAAGATTATATTCCACCTCTTGAACATGTCATTCAATCTTATGATACGGCATTCATGAAAAAAGAAACTGCGGATTATTCTGCAATCACTACCTGGGGCGTGTTCCATTTAAATGAGGACTCTGGTCCACAATTAATTTTACTAGATGCTAGAAAAGAACGTTTAGAGTTTCCAGAATTAAGGCGCATGGCCCACGAACAATATATGTATTGGCAACCTGAAACAGTTCTTGTTGAGGCTAAAGCATCTGGACTTCCATTAACCTATGAACTTCGTAATATGGGTATACCCGTTATTAATTTTTCACCATCTAAAGGTAATGATAAACATGCACGAGTGAATGCTGTTGCACCTCTATTTGAATCTGGAATGATATGGGCTCCTAAATCTAAACAGTTTGCACAAGAGGTAATTGAAGAATGTGCTGCCTTTCCATATGGAGATCATGACGATTTAGTAGATTCTATGACACAGGCTGTTATGCGATTTAGACAAGGTGGCTTGATTTCTCACCCAGAAGACTATAAAGATGATGAACTTCCAAGAACAGAGAGAAGTTATTACTAATGAAAAAATTAACAAGAACGGTGCCACCTTTAAGAGGACCTAATCCACAAGGGTTGAATGTTCCTAATAAAAAGGTTACACTAATAAATTCAGGAAAATTAAATGGCAACTATAGACAAAGCACTTCCAAACGAAGTTAGAAAAACTATTGAGATCGCAGGGCCAGAAGCTTCAATAGAACAAACTATTGATACTCAAGAACAAATACCTTCTCAAGGTGATACTGAAATTACACCAATGGAAGATGGTGGTGTAGAAATTAATTTTGATCCAGCAGCTTTTAATCAAGAACAAACTCCAGATCATTTTGCAAATTTAGCAGAGCTATTACCAGAAGAAGTTTTAATGCCATTGGGTTCAGAGCTTTTTCAAAACTATGAAGAATATAGATCTTCACGTCAAGACTGGGAAACTTCTTACACAGATGGTTTAGATCTACTTGGATTTAAATATGAGAGAAGAACAGAACCATTTAGAGGAGCTAGTGGTGCAACGCATCCAGTTCTTGCAGAAGCTGTAACTCAATTTCAAGCTTTAGCTTATAAAGAATTACTTCCAGCAGATGGACCAGTGCGAACTCAAGTTGTTGGATTAAACGATAGACAAAAAGAAGATCAAGCAAATAGAGTTAAAGACTTTATGAATTATCAAATCATGGATGTCATGAAAGAATATGAACCTGAATTTGATCAGATGTTATTCTATTTACCTTTATCAGGATCTACATTTAAAAAAGTTTATTATGATTCTTTACTTGGAAGAGCCGTTTCAAAATTTGTACCAGCAGATGATTTAATCGTTCCTTATTCTGCAACATCATTAGATGATGCTGATGCAGTTATGCATGTAATTAAAACAACTGAAAATGATTTAAGAAAACAACAAGTCAATGGTTTTTATAGAGATGTAGAATTATCTCCATCAATGGATAACGTAGATGATCAATTAAAAGCAAAAGAGAGAGAATTAGAAGGAATTAGAAAAGAAAAAAATAATGATATCTTTACTTTAATAGAATGTCATGTAAATTTAGATCTCGAGGGCTTTGAAGATCGTGATCCCAACGGGGAAATGACTGGAATTAAACTTCCTTATATTGTGACGATAGAAGAAGGCTCTCGTGAAATTTTATCTATTCGTAGAAACTTTAATATTGGAGATCCTAAAAAACAGAAGATCCAATATTTTGTTCACTTTAAATTTTTACCAGGTTTAGGATTCTATGGCTTTGGATTAATCCATATGATTGGTGGATTATCTAGAACTGCAACTTCTGCATTAAGACAATTATTAGATGCAGGAACATTATCTAATTTACCATCTGGATTTAAACAAAGAGGAATTAGAGTTAGAGATGATGCACAACCTATTCAGCCAGGTGAGTTTAGAGATGTAGATGCTCCTGGAGGAAACTTAAGAGATGCATTCATGCCTTTACCATTTAAAGAACCTTCACAAACTTTATTACAATTAATGGGTGTTGTGGTTCAAGCAGGTCAAAGATTTGCTTCAATTGCTGATATACAAATTGGTGATGGTAATCAACAAGCAGCTGTTGGTACAACAGTAGCTTTACTTGAAAGAGGAAGCAGAACAATGTCTGCTATTCATAAACGATTATATGCTTCAATGAAGCAAGAGTTTAAATTATTATCTAGAGTGTTTTCTTTATACTTACCTCCAGAATATCCATATGATGTTGTGGGTGGAGCAAGAACAATTAAACAAACAGACTTTGACGATAGAGTAGATATCGTTCCAGTTGCTGATCCAAATATATTTTCACAAACTCAAAGAATTAGTTTAGCACAAACTCAATTACAACTTGCTCAATCTAATCCACAAATTCATAATCTATATGAAGCTTACAGAAAAATGTATGAAGCTTTAGGAGTTAGAGATATTGATAAAATTTTAAATGTACCAGAACCACCAATGCCAAAAGATCCAGCATTAGAACATATTGATTCTTTATCTGGAAAACCTTTCCAAGCATTTAGAGGACAGGATCATAGAGCTCACATCACTGCGCATTTAAATTTTATGTCAACTAACATTGCTAGAAACAATCCAGTTATTATGGGTTCATTAGAGAAAAATATTTTTGAACATATTTCTTTGATGGCTTTAGAACAAGTTGAAATAGAATTCACAACTCAATTACAACAACTACAACAATTGTCTCAAGATCCAATGGCTGCACAAAATCCTCAAGTGCAAATGCAAGTACAACAGTTACAAATGCAAATTGAATCTAGAAAAGCAATATTGATTGCTGAAATGATGGATGAATTTATGAAAGAAGAACAAAGAATTACATCACAGTTTGATAATGATCCAATTGCTAAACTTAAATCTAGAGAATTAGACCTTGTAGCTCAAGAAAATGCTAGAAAAGCAAAAGAAGGACAAGAGAAAATCAACCTTGATAAGATGAGAGCTATGATGAATCAGATGAATACACAAGAAAAACTACAACAAAATGAAGATTTAGCTGAATTAAGGGCTGCAACTTCAATTGCAAAACAACAATTTTCTAATATAAACAAAAAAATACAATAATTATTGTATAAAAACAGAAAAGGAGTATATTATGGCTATGAAAATGAATTCAAAACAAAAAAAGATCGGCAAAGTTATGAGAGAGTTCAAAAAAGGTGAACTTAACATTGGCGGATCTTCAAAAAAAGTAAAAAATCCTAAACAAGCAATCGCCATTGCTTTGTCAGAAGCAGGAATGTCTAGAAAAAAAATGGCAACAGGTGGTTCAGTAAATAATAGTTCATCTAGATCTGCATATGGAACACAAGTTGATCATGCACAGTTTTTAAACAGTGATGGTTATGCACAATCAGTTGAAATTCAAGCTTCTAATCCACAAGAAACACAAGTAGATCAAGTTGGTGGACAAAGAAGAATGCTTCCGGAGAAAAAAAGATCAGCTAAGTGGTACTAAACCATGGGCAAAAAGAAAAAATCAGTTCCAATAGATCCAGGATTTAATTCCCCTTTAATGCAGGTTGGTCCAGATGGAAAAGATTATGATACTGGATTAACAGTTGCAGATCTTTACGGAGATGACATAAGTTCTTATTCAGAAGCTACTGGTAGTAGTTCAAAACCAAGTGATAGAAAGAAAAAAGCTATGGGTGGTTTAATAAAAGGTAAACCAAGATTAGCTAAAAAAGGATGGAGATAAAAAATGTTACCAGTATTAAATGCTGTTGCTCCATTAGCTAAGATTCTTTTTTCAACAATAGAAAAATCAGTTCCAGATAAAGATTTACAAGAAAAATTAAAAGCACAATTGCAAACGCAATTAATGCAATCTCACACACAAGAATTAACTGCAGCTGCTAAAATTATTGAAGCTGAAGCTAAAGCCGGCTGGTTCGCTAGCTCGTGGAGGCCCCTTTTAATGTATGTATTAATATTTATTTTAATATGGAATTATGTATTAGGACCAGTAATTCTATTTTTTTTCAAAGCTTCTATAACTATAACTCTTCCAGGAGATGTTTGGACACTTCTTCAAATTGGTCTTGGTGGTTATGTTGTGGGCAGAAGTGCAGAATCGGTGGCACGCACTATGGCAAATAAACCGACAACTAGTAAAGAACAAGAAAACGGATAAGGAGATAAAATGAGAAACGATTACGGTATAAGACCAAGAGCTACTATGATGAAGGGTGGAAAAGCTTCTTCAAAAAAAATGAGCTCTAAAAAAGCAGATATGATTACTAAAGATATGCCTATGAAGAAAAAAGGCAAAATGATGAAGGGTAAAAGATAATGGCTGGTCTTGGTAAACAAAAAAGAGGAACAGGTATTGCTAGAGTTGGTTTTGCAAAAGGTTCTTTTCCAGATTTAAATAAAGATGGAGAGATTACTAAAGCAGATATTTTAAAAGGAAGAAATGTTCCTGGATTTAAAAAAGGTGGCTATGCTGAAGATATGTCTGAAGAACATGAAGGTATGGAATCTAAAGCTGAAGAAGCTAAAGAGTATGAGATGGAAGATGAAGGTTATGAAGAAACTAAATCTGGTAAAATGGTAAAAAAGAAAAAGAAAAACAAGAAAAAATAATATGCCTAAAGAAGAAAACGCTTGGACAACAGCATTTAAAGAACTTTATAGGTCTACCAAAGATAGAAATATATCTGGTGAAAAAAAGTCACAATTATTTTCACAATTAGGTAGACTTAAAAAAGAAATGACTAAACCTTTAAAAGGCGCTCCAGGGGAATTGCCAGGAGAAGATAGTAATCCAAATATTATTGAAATAGATCCTTTAGAAACATCTAGCTCTGTTAAGAAAAGAGAGAAAAAGGCAACAGGTGGATTAGTAGGTAGAGGTCAAGGAAGAGTATATAAATCTAAAACAACAAAAATGTTTTAATGGCTAAACTTTGCCCAAGAGGAAAAGCTGCTGCAAAAAGAAAATTTAAGGTATATCCAAGTGCCTATGCTAATATGTATGCATCTGCAGTTTGTTCTGGTAAAGTAACTCCAGGTGGTAAAAATAAATCTCAACAAAGAAAAGAAAGATCGAATTATAAACAAGGTGGAGTAGCTAAAGGTTGTGGAGACGTTTTAGAAAACAGAAGAAAAGTAACTAAAAAATTTTAATATGGCAAACGGTTTAAGAAAATGGGTTCAAGAGAAATGGGTAGACATTGGATCTAAAAGAAAAGATGGTTCTTATGCTCCTTGTGGAAGATCAAAAGGAGAAAAAAGAAAAGGATATCCAAAATGTGTACCATTAGCTAAAGCTAGAGCAATGTCAGAAGGTCAAAGACGTTCAGCTGTAAAAAGAAAAAGAGCAGCAGGAAATACAGGACCTAAACCTAAAAATGTTGCAACTTTTGCAAAAAGAAGAGACATGAGATCAGGAGGATTAGTATAATGGCTGGTGATAAATATTATAAAGCTGAAAGAGCAAAACAAGCTAAATTTAGAGAAGCTGAAAAGAAGTTAAATGAGAATTATAAAAAAGTAACTGAACAAGAACAAGAAGCTGAAAAATATGCTAGGTTATTTCCAGAGGATTCTACTAGAGAATACAATCCAGTTGAACATTACAAAGATGGTGGATTAGTAGGTAGAGGACAAGGTAGAACTATTAAAACTAAAAAAACTAAAGTTTATTAATATGGGTGATATTTCATTAAGAGGACAAGGACGTGCTATGTTTGCTAGAGGTTCAACACCAGCTTGGCAAAGAAAAGAAGGTAAGTCTCAATCAGGTGGATTAAATAGAAAAGGTATTGCATCTTATAGAGCTGCAAATCCAGGATCTAAATTATCTATGGCTGTAACTACAAAGCCTTCTAAATTAAAGCCTGGTTCAAAGTCTGCTAAAAGAAGAAAATCATTTTGTGCTAGAATGTCAGGTATGAAGAAAAGATTAACATCTGCAAAAACTGCAAGAGATCCGAATTCAAGAATTAATAAGTCTCTACGTAAGTGGAACTGTTAATATAACCAACAGGAGAAAGAACATGGAAGACACAATAGATGTAGCAAGTAAATTGCAACGTTTTATGAAGGAACAACTGAAGAATTTAAGTACTATTATTACTTCAGGAGGCGTTGACAATATGGAAGACTATAGGTATATCTTAGGCCAAATTCGTACATACGAATTTTTATTACAGGAAATCTCTAACCTGCTTAACAAGAAGGAGCTAAATGCAGATGCAAAAGGAAACGTTATCAAACTCGACTGAGATACCTAAAACGGTATTAGGTCTTGAAGAAAAGTATAAAGAAGAAGACAAAAAAACTGTAAGAGCAGAAAATATTACTGACTCTTTAATTGACAGTTTACCACAACCATCCGGTTGGAGGATTTTAGTATTACCATTTACACCAAAAGACAAAACCAAAGGTGGAATTATATTTTCACAAGAGTCTTTGGATAAATTAAGAATATCCACAAACTGTGGTTATGTCTTAAAACTTGGACCATTAGCTTATAACGACAAAGAGCGTTATCCAACAGGTCCGTGGTGCAAGGAGAAGGATTGGGTGATCTTTGCCAGATATGCTGGTTCAAGACTACCAATAGAAGGCGGTGAAGTAAGACTGCTTAATGACGATGAAGTACTTGGAACGATTAAGAATCCGGAAGACGTACTACATCATATATAAACATAGGAGGAGACTATGCCAGAAGATAAAAAGAACGATCCATTAGTAGATGTCGGCGAAACAGTAGGTGCTGACGTTGAATTGGAATCTAAACAAGAGGAGTCATCAAATGAAAATACTGAAGACGGTATTAAGTCCATTGACACATCTGCGCAATCAAATGAGCAGCCTGTTGTTCAAGATAGCAAACAAGAAACAGAAATAAAGGACCAAGGAACAGATACAGATTCGAAGAAAGAATTAGAAGATTACAGTGAAGGCGTAAAAAAGAGAATTGCTAAATTAACTAAGAAAATGCGTGAAGCTGAAAGACAGCGTGAAGCTGCCATTGAGTATGCACGTAAGATTCAAGGTGAAAAAGAAACTTTAGCAGGACGACTTACTAAACTAGATTCAGGTTATGTTAATGAAATGGAAAATAGAATTAAATCTTCCATGGAAGCAGCAGCCTCTAGATTAGCACAAGCTAGAACTGATGGTGATTTAAAAGCAGAAATCGCAGCGCAAACTGACATAGCTAGATTAGGTTATGAAGATGCTAGATTATCTGAAATTAAATCTAAACAAGCATTAGAAACTAAAGTTGATAATGCTAAACCCGTTCAGGATTATGTTGACAGGTTAAGAGAACAACCTATTCAACAAGAACAACCAATCAATCCAGATCCTAAAGCTCAAGGTTGGGCTCAAAAGAATACATGGTTTGGTCAAGATTCTGCTATGACTTATACTGCATTTGATATGCATAAAAAGCTTGTAGAAGAAGAAGGTTATGATCCACAAAGTGATGAATATTATACGGAAATTGATAAAAGAATAAGACTTGAATTTCCCCATAAATTTGCTACTAATACAGCACAAACGACTAACACTTCAAAACCTACTCAAACTGTAGCTTCGGCTAGCCGAGCAGGTGGGAAAAGTTCTAGTCGCAAAACTGTAAGACTCACACCGTCACAGGTAGCTATTGCTAAAAAATTAGGTGTG